ACGGCTTCTGGAAGTTCATCAACTTCAACGGCAAGGTGTTGGGCTGGCAGGCGGCGCATACGCCGATCGTCTGGTCTGGCTCCGGCGACTTCGCTGTGATCTCCGTCTCGGACGGCGGCACGCTGCCTGACGGCGACGTAGCGCATGCGGCTTTCGGCCGCGTCTGGGCGGTCGACGACGACAAGCAGACGGTGCGCTTCTCCGGGCTACTCGACGAGACGCAGTGGGCTACGGCCAGCGGCGCCGGCAGTATCGACATGCGCAACGTATGGACGCAGGGCCTGGACTACGTCACGGCCATATCGTCCATCGGCGCCAATCTCGTCATCTTCGGCCGCAAGCACATCGTCTTCTACACGGACGGCGCAGGCAGCACGCTCGGCGTCGATCCGGATACGATGTACGTCGTGGACGTGATCGAGGGCACCGGCTGCGTGGCTCGAGACACTGTCGTCGCGGTAGGCGAGGGCGACCTCGTCTTCCTGTCGGAAGTCGGCCTGCAGTCCCTCGCCCGCGTGGTGCAGAGCAAGGACAACCCGCTCAGCACGATCTCTTGGCAGGTGGCTGACCGTCTGACGACGGACCTGAAGACCGAGCTCAACGCGCAGTCCTCGCCCGCCACAGACGTGCGCGGCTTCACCGGCTGCCACATAGCCACGACTGGGCAGTATCTGCTGATCCACAACAACGGCTCTGTCGAGGACGTGTTCGTCTTCCACATGGAGTCGACGACCTCAGACGAGAAGAATCGCCCGCTCGTGCCGATCATGCTCTGGGACACGAGCGTGCTGACGAACTTCCGGCACGCAGTGCAGAAGCGCGGCGGCACCGTCTACTTCATCGGCGGCAGCAGCAATCACATCAACACCTACGACCCCGTCGGGGTGCTGGATGCGACCTCCACCGACATAGCCGTCTCCTACGAGACCGGCTGGATTCACTGGGAGCAGCTTGAGCTCGCGCACATCAACAAGACGCTGAAGTTCGTGCAGATCATGATACTGAACCCGGCCGGCCGCACGTCGACCACGACGTTCAAGTGGGGCACCGACTACGCTGTCTCGCTTTCCACGGAGACCGCGGCCGCGCGCAACGGCAGCCCGACGCGGCTGATCTTCGATCCGGTCGGGGATGTCGACGGACAGAACTACAAGTTCGCCGTCACTGACACTAGCTTCGGCGGCAAGGCCATTGCGCAGTTCATGTCGCACTACAAGCCCGGCCGCATTGCCTTCTCGCATGACGTCGAGAGCCAGAGCCTCGGCGAGGCTCCGGGCGCCTCCGGCCCTAGCGGCAACAGCGGCGGGTACACCTCGCTCGGCTTCGGGCAGGACTACCCGACGCCGGTCATTACGTCGATCGACCCCTCGACGTTGGAAGAGGATCAGGGCGCGTTTGCCTTTGCGGTCTACGGCACCGGCTTCATCCCGCAGTCGAAGATCTACTGGGGGGCCACGCTGCTCACCACGATCTACAACGGCCCGACCACGCTCACTGTGGCGGCAGTGCCGTCTGTACGCACCGAGACGGCTGGCGTCTTCGACATCACCGTCGTCAACCCGCTGCCGCCGCATCCAGGCACGCAGGAGAGCAACGCCTTGCCGTTCACCGTTACCGCCGCTCCCACCCCGGCCACCATCACTATCGGCAACCTGGCCGACTTCTACGGCTGGTCAGCGTTTGATCTCTTCGGCGCTATCGACCCGGATCCGTGGGAAGTACTTGGTGAAGAGCAAGTAGGACTCTACTACGAAGTTACAGGCGTCTCACCAGCGTACCGCTTCCATATGGAAGCGGGCGTGACGACCTGGCCCTCAGGCGCCACGGCACTGCGCGTGACAAAGGCTGACATGACGACGATTGACCTGCTATTCACTGACGCGAGCAGCAGCTTCGGCGCTCTTTTCTGGAACAGCACCACCACGCCTGACCTTGCAACCCTTGACTGGGAAACGATCAACGGTCAAGACCGCGACGTTGAGTTCGTCTTCTAAGGAAACCTGATGGGCTACTACAATCCCCTCACCGGCAAATGGACTGAATCAGGCAGCCCCGATTACAACGCGGCCTACGACACGCAGTTGCAGCAGGCGGCGACGGACCCTAACTACGACCCGAACACGGCTCCCTCGTTCACGATGCTCGACCCGAACCAGAGCTACATCGGTGGCGATGTAGCGCGGGCCCAGGGCGGGATGATTCAGAACGACCCGAGCGCGAATCCGTTCTTCGGCTTCGGCGACAACAGCCCGACGTTCATCTCGAGCGATCCGAACGAGATCAACCAGTGGCAGGACAATGCCCAGACTCGCGCGCTGCAGGGCATAGCCAAGGTCGGCGCCCTTGTGGGCGGCGGAGCTCTGGCCGGCAGCTACCTCAACACGCCGACGGCGGGTGCCAACCCGTTCCCTACTGCGCCGGCCCCGCTAAACGCCGCGCAGTACGCACCCCAGTTCTCCCCAGCCAATCTAGCGGCCACAGGAGCGCAGATGGGCGCCCCCGCGGCTACCCTAGCGCCTGGGGGCGGCGTGCTTCTGCCTGGGGCAACCGCAGCCGCTCCTGCGGCGGCTGGCAGCACTCTCGTCAATTCAGCCGCGCCAGCGGCTGCCGGTATCCAAGATGCTGCTGGGAACATCATCCCCGGCACTGAGCAGGTAAGCAACATGGCAGGCGACTCTAACTGGTGGCAGACGCTCCTGAAGCCCTTCGGCGGCGGAGCCGATGCCTCGGCCTTCGATAACGTCTTCGCAGCCCTGCAGGGGCTCGGCGGGCTGAGCTCGCTCAGCGGCGGCGGCAACTCGCTGTCCGACCTCTTCGGCTTCACGAACAGCAGCGCTGACGACGCCATCCGCAGCGGCACGCTGGATGCTCATGGCACTGCTGGGCCTGGCGGCGCCAGCACGATGTATGACCCGTCCACCGGTGTCACCACAGCCAGCGGCGGCAACCTAGACCCCTTCCAGGGGCAGCTCGCGCAGTATGCGCAGAGCCAGCTCGGCCAAGCCGACAGCGGCATGCAGCAGCAGAAGTATCTCGACTTGCTCCGCGCGCAAGCGCAGCCATACGAGCAGCAAGTCACCAACAGCGTGAACAACAACCTGTTCAGCCGGGGCCGCTTGGGCGCCGAAGACAGCACGACGGGCTTGGCCTACCGGGAGCTGGCGAAGGGGCTGAGCCTGGCCGACTTGGGCCGGCAAGAGACGGCGCTGAACTTCGGCGAGCAGCAGACGCAGAACATCTTCGATCGAGCACGCGTGTCCGGCGACCTGGCGTCGCAGTTGCAGAACCGCTCCTACCTGCCGGGCCAGCTTGCGCTGAGCACCGCAGGCGCGGCTGGCGACTTGCAGCTTGGCGTCGGCACGGGCCTTGGCAGGCTGGGCGAGACGTTGAACAACCCGCTCGACGCGCTCATGCAGTACCTGTCTTCACGGCAGCCGTAAGGGAGCAGCAGTGGCAGATCCGACTCAGAATCCGTTCCAAGTCCAGACAGGCCGCGGCAGCTGGGCTGTCAACGCCGGGCAGATGGTTGCCCGCAAGCGGCAGCGCGAGGAGCAACAGCTCGTCTCCGGCATAGCCAACGAGGAACTCGAAGCGCTGCTCGGAGAAGCCGGCGACAGCGTCGACATCAACCGCACGATGGGCCAGGCACAGCTCAACGCTGCCAAGCGGCTGAGCGCTTTAGGGAAGCACCAGCAGGCTCAGCAGCTCTACAGCAGCGGCGCAGCCATGCTGAATGCGGGGACGCGGCAGAATGCCGACATCGACAAGCTCTACTCCGAGGTCGACGAGAACCTGGCCTCCGCTGAGTCCAGCCGCGCCCCGAAGGATGAGTTCGTGCGTCTGCAGAACGAGCGCGAGGCGCTCCTCGAGCACTACCGCACGGTAGACGGCACGACCGAGGCTGGCAAGTCCGTGCAGCGGCGCATTGACGAGCTGTCGCAGCGGCTGCAGTACATGAGCACGCACCACACGCAGTACGCTCCTCCAGACGCAACCAAGCCGACGACTCCTGTGCAGACCGACTTGCAGCGCGCCTGGCTCAATGCGGACGCGCGGCTCATTCGCCTGCGCGAGATGCAAGCAAACTTCAAGCCCGAGACGATGGGCGCACTCAGCAAGGCCAAGGTCGGAGCTACCTGGGTAGCCGACAAGCTGAACCTTGCCGATCCGAACGACAAGGCTGCGCTCGCTGACTGGGTCAACTTCAGCCAGTCCGCTGCCAACGACATGAACGCCGTCATCCGCGAGCTCGCAGGCGCGGCCGTCACCACAGGCGAGGCCGAGCGGCAGTTGCGAGTGCTGGTCAATCCCGGCAGCTTGGGCAATCCGTTCAGCGGCGACTCCCCGGAGGAAGCTCGAGTCAAGCTCGACAACAACCTCCGCTGGGTAGATGCTGCGCAGAAGCGTTACGCCGACCTGCTACAGCGCGGGCTCTTGGAAGCGAACAAGCCGCTCGACGCGGAAGCCGAAGCTCTGCTCGCCCGCTTCCCGATCGAGAACTACATGCCGCCGGCGGTTGGTCCGGCCGCCTCGGCGCCTCGCCGCGTGCGCGTCGACCTCTACGGCAACGAGGTGCAATAAGTGCCGGGCATAGAGATCGAGCTCCCGGACGGCACGATTCTGGAAGCGCCGGAAGGTGCTGACCCGTCCACTGTCGCGAAGGCCTATCTGGCTCGGCAGCGAGGAGAGGCTCCGCCTGCGCCGGCGCCTACCGGCCAGGCTGCTCCAGGCTTCGTAGGCCCGCCAGCCTCCCCTGCCGACAGAGCCTTTGCCGAAGCGCGAGCGCAAGCCCGCGGCGAAGCGGGCGCTGCGCGCGGCGTGGTGCAAGGCGTCAGGCAGCTCGGCCAGAGCCTCGGCCAGACGGCTATGGAAGGGCTCGAGTGGGTCGGAGCTCTGCCGGAGGGTAAGACGCAGGGCTACACCGATCGGGTGCTGGCGCAGCGCAGACAGGCTGTCGAGGCGCTGAAGGGCGAGGGACTGTCCGAAGCCGACATCGGCAACGTCACGATGGTGGGCGAGAATCTGCCGCTCCTGGCTACGCCGGGGCTGCGCGGCGCTACGTTCACGGGCACCGTGATCAAGAACGCGCTACTGGGCGGCGCGGTGGCCGGCAGCACGAAGCTCGAGTCCGACGTTGAGAATGAGTCGCGTCTGGGCACCATGACCAAGGGCGCAGCCGCAGGCGCGCTCATAGGCGCGGTGCCTGGAGCCGTTGTCGGCTCTTGGAACTACGTCACACGCAGCGCTCGGGAGCTGCTGAACAGCCCGCGCGCGGTAGCCAACGCTAAGGCGCTGGACGACATCGGGCAGCGAGCCTACAGTATCGGGCAGCAGACCGGAGATGAGGCCATGATGGGCCTGGAAGCCTCCGTCACCGGCCCGAATAAGCAGGGCATGCTGTTCCAGCAAGCCGAGAACGTAAAGAACCGCTTCAAGACCTGGCTGGACCGTATAGCCCCGCCAGCCGCTCCCAGAGGCCCGCTGGAGAGCGCAGGCCCGAACGTCACCTCCACTGCGCCTCCGACCGCTGCGCGGCGCTCGCGGGCTTGGCAGGGCAATGCCATACGCGATAGGCTGGCAGCCGAGGACAAGGCGGCCAGCGACCATCTCGACTCGCTGTGGCATACCGGCACGCGCAGGGTGCAGGACATTGCCGGGGATACCCCCATACTCCGCCCGACGGCGCTGGGCCGCAAGGTCGACGAGCTCGTCGCCGACCAGCACAACGTGCTGCGCAACCCAACCAGCAGCGAAGTCAGCAAGCAGTTCGAGGCGTATCGAGCGCAGGTGCAGCGCATGGCGGCCAACGGCGCCACCGCCAAAGAGCTGAACGATCTGATGATCGGCATCAACAACATCGCCTCCGGCCGATCGAAGATATTCGCCGAGGGCACGGAAGCTGCGAATCAGCAGATGGCAGCTTCGCTGCGAGCCGCTCTGTTCGAGGACGTAGGCGCAATGGCTGCGCCCGGCCCGGCAGCCCAGCAGGCCGCTCAGGCCGCTGCCGGGGCTCGCACGACACTGCAGCGCACGATCGAAGCGCGGCGCATGCTGCGCGCGGAGCGCGACTCCCGGCTTCAGGACCTGCGCAGCTCGTTTCAGCGCGGCACTCGCGCTGAAGTACTGCCGCACAGCCTTGGCAGCAAGCGAGTTGCCGCAGAGTCAGCGGACGCGCTCGCTTCCACCAGGCTAGACGAAGAGGCCGTCAAAAAGCAGTACGCGCCGCAGGAAGAAGCTCTCGTGGCCGCGGAGGCTAACGCCCGCAGGGCTATTGCTGCCGACGAATTCTACCGCACCGGCGGGCACAAACGCGCCGCTGACACACTGCTCGCCACGCGCTCCGCGTACCGGGCCGGCGCGCGCGCCCGAGACGACATGGCCGACTCTGCGCTTGCGCGCTTTTTCGGCGGCAAGACAACCCCGCAGCCGCGGCAGATGCTCGAGTTCATACGCAGCGCTGACCCGGAAGACAGGGCGGCTGCCGTAGCGCTGCTGCAGAAGGCTGACCCGACGGCGCTGCGCGCCGTGCGCGCCGAGGCTGCTCAGGCGGCCTGGAAGGCCGCGTTCAATCCGGCCGCTCCCGAAGCACGCAACAGCTTCGACATCCAAAGGTTCGCCACGGAGATCAACAAGCTGGCAGAAGGCGGGCTGATGAATGCCGCGCAGCGAAATGAGATGATGCGTACTGTGGACGGCATCCGAGTGCTGCTGAACCGCGTTGACGGCCCGCTGGGCAAGGCTCCGGCCGTGCAGGCGGATGACGTTGCGATCAACGCCATCTCGCACAACCCAGCCTTCATAGCCCGGCTGATCGTGCAGGCCACGCAGCGCAACAAGCTCGACAACATCCTATTCACCACAGCCGGGCAGCGCGCTATCCGCGAGCTTGCCCGCACCGGCTCGACTAGCGCCAAGATCAACGCGGCCACTGCCGCGTTGATCGGCCTCACTGAAGATCGTCCCGCGGAGGCAGCGAATGAGCAGCCCTGAGCTTCTGGAGTCCGTCAAGCGGCACGAGGGCTATCGCTCCCGCGCCTATCAGGACAGCGTCGGCGTCTGGACGATCGGCTACGGCACCAACCTGCAGGAGCTCGAAGTGGACAGTGGCACTGCCACCCTCTGGCTGCTGCAGAAGCTGAAAGAGTCAGCGACGCTGGCCGGCGGCTTCCCCTGGTGGAACGATCTCAACGGCGCCCGCAAGGATGTGATCGTCGAGATGATCTACAACATGGGCCTGCCGCGCTTCGGCGGCTTCAAGAACATGCTGCGGGCTCTGGCCGAGAAGAACTTCGACAAGGCCGCGGCCGAGATGCTCGACAGCAAATGGGCTGCGCAAGTCGGCAAGCGTGCCGACAGGCTAGCTCAGCAGATGCTAAGCGGGGAGTATGCAGCATGGGGCGAATAATAGCCGTGCTTTGCGGCACTGTAGCCATGACGCTGATCGCAGCGCTGGTAGGGAGCTACCTCAACCCGCGCACCACAGGTGCGATCGCAGTGCTCAGCCCCTGCGGCATCTATGCCGTGCTCGAGGTGCAGAGCAACGGGCAAGTGCGCAAGTACGACGGCGCTGAGCAGATGTCCGAGGAGGACAGAGCTCGCGTCATGGCGCTGCCTGAAGAGGCACGCATCGGCATTGTCGTGCCGTGCCCGAACTTCTCAGAGGCTCCTGTCCAGTGAGTGAGGCGATGGAAAAGCTGCTAGCGGCGCACACGGAACAAGATCGCGAGCAGTTCGACAAGATCGACAGCAAGCTCGACATACTGCAGGCTGAGGTCACGGAGCTGAAGGCTTCCTTGCGGCAGTACAAGGGCTTTCTCGGCGGCATCATCTTCGTCATCAGCGCGCTGTGGGCTGCGCTGACGTTCTTCGTCAAATGAGCGCAGCTCTCGTACTGCTCCTGAAACGAATCATCATCGCGAGGATCAAAACCGCCATGTTCAAGAAACTGCTTGCCAAGCTCCTCGAGAGCAAGACCTTCAAGGGCAGCCTAACGGTAGGCTCGGCTCTGCCGCTGCTCATCGGCGCCATCAGCGGAGCTCTCGGCATCGACCTGGCTCCGACGGAAGTCGACATGATCGTGTCGTTCGTCGCATTCGTCGGCGTCGTCATCGGCCGCTGGCGCGCGGCGCATCAAGCCGCCCAGTAAAAAGGCGGCCGAAGCCGCCTCTTCAGAAGCCCCGCGAGCCGGGGCTTTTTTGTGCCTGCTTAGTCGTACCCCATAGGGGATAGATTAGAAATATACCCTTCAGGGTAGCAGCTTCACGGTGGCAGCCAGCACTCGCTGCAGTAGGCTGCGCCTTTCGGCACGGAGCAGCCGCAGAGCTCGCAGCGGCTGCTGCTGCTGCGCTCGGCAGCCAGAGCCGCCCGCTCTTTGGCATTCTGCTCATGCCAGCACGGCATGCACTCCCACTCATCGCCCTCTTCTGGCATCATGGTATGCGCGCGGGATTCCTTGCGGCAGCGAGCGCACTGCATCAGCGGCGAAGCCTCGTCAAGAACAGCATTCGCCTCGGCCAACTGCTGCCACGCCTCCGCGCGAGCTTTGTCGCTTATTGAGAGCTGGGCTTCCAGCCTCTCTACCTCCTTCCGCAGTTCCAAAATATCTCGGATGCGTGAGCGTGTAGCTTCGTCCTTCAATGCCAGTTCTTCCTTCGAGGCTATCAACTCAGCTCGCAGCAGCTCTATCGTGCTCATAGCGTCCCCTTGCTCGCCTTGGCGGTGGCGATGATGCCACCTAGTTTCGGCATGTCCTCCAACACGTACAGAGCAACTGTTTCGCCCCAGGCAAGTAGCCGATCCCGAATCGAGCGCAGGATACAGACCTCAATGTCATCGAAGTTTTTGAGCATGAAATTGTCTGCCTTCAGTTGCTCGTTATCCTTCCGCAGCTCGGCGATTAGCTCGGCAGCTTGTTCAACCACCACCATTGCCGTGTGTTGCTTTACGTCTGAGAGGATTAGCCGCACGTCCTCAAGGCACGAAAGGATTTGCTCGGTTGATTGTTCGTCGCTCATAGCGTCCCTCACACCAGCACATTCGGGCTGGCTTTGCCCAGACTCAGGCGGCCGCGCAGCGGAGTGCCGCACGCCCTGCACTCATACCGCTGATACGTCAGCGTAGTACGCCGCTCCGTGCCGTTCTTCATGACATCGCTGCTGCCGCAGTTGCGACAAATCGGCGACTTCGGATCTTCGATCCACAGGCCGCGGTTCGGATGGTTCAGCACCCACGGCTGCACGCGGTAGTAGAGCCGCTCGAGCAGCCGCACGTCCTGCTTGTTGTACCGCGCCATTGTGCGCTGCGCTGTGTCTACACCGGCCATGACATCGCGCCACAGCGCCATGCCCTTGTGCCGCACCTTGTTGCCGAGGCCGAGCTGCTGGCAAACGAAGTCGAGCTTGTTGCTGGCGAACTTGAAGCGGCGGCGCACGGTCTGGTACAGGTCGACGTTCTGGTAGTGCGACGGCGGTGTCAGCCCGTGCAGCAGGAAGTCTCGGTTCAGGATGGGGATGTCGTACTTGTTGCCGTTGTAATGCACGACGGCATCGGCAGCGTTCAGCAGCGCGTGCGCTTCTGCAGCGAGCTTCTTGGCGCCAAGCTCCCACAGCGATCGGAAGCCGACAGCTTTCTCGTGCTGCCATTTGAAGGCGAAGCTCAGCGTGTAGCCAGGCTCGACGATCTGGTCGATGCTGACGTTCTGGTCGAACAGCGCCCAGACGTAGGCTTTAGTCGGCGCCGATTCGATGTCTAGCTGCAGGACTTTCAAACCAGCACCCCGCGATTGCCGCACTTAGGGCACGTCACCGGGTTGCCCCCGCAGCTGCGTTCCATGAACCGCCTGTCGTGAAGCATCTCAGTGCCGCAGGCGTCGCATGCCACGCCCGTGAGGCTCATAAGCACCTTGGCAGCCTCCAGCTCCGCGCGGACCCACTCGTTGCGTTCACTCAGCGTTTTCAAGCCGGGTACTCCAGCTCGAGCAGCAGCTCGAGGTAGTGAATGGCCTTCTCTATGTCGACGCGGCCGCCTTTCAGCTTGTGCCGCGTGATGTACTTGATGGCGTTGCCCTCGCACCAGTTCAGCCCGTTGCGGTGGATGTACTCCGACGGCTGTATCGCCATCGACTTGTAATGATCGCCGTTCACCTGCTTGGAGGAAGCAGGGCCGCGCTTCGCAGCTTCAGCCTTTTCCAGCGCAGCTGCGTACTCCGCCATCTTGGCCGGCGTCCACGGATGCTCAAACTCGCGGGTCATGCGGCTCTCCTGTCATCCGGCGGAGGAGCATCCTCCGGCTTGTGTTCCACTACGAGGCTGAGATAGCGCGGCTTCGCATCGCGCAGCACGCGCACTGTAGCATACGGGCGGGCATGCTGCGAGATCTTCTGCGCGATGTTGATCATCGTCGCAGCGCCGGTATGATCGCCAGGCAGCTTCAGGTAGACACGCTTTATCTGCCCGTGCTTCAGGCGGAAGTTCAGCCAGTCGACGCGGGCATGATCGTTCATGCTCGTGCCGCTGGTGACTAGGTAGCAGAGCTTACCGGCGGTCATCCGTTATACTCCCGCCACAGCCGATCGGCTTCCTTCTTGTGCTCCGCATAGCAGTCGTACTGCTCCTGGGCGTAGCCGTTGTAGTCGTGCTTGCCAGTGAGCACGAGCGCCCACTTCTCGTCGAACAGAGTAGTCAGCCTGCGCATCAGCAGCGCGTGCGATGCAGACCAGGCGGCAGCGTATTCTGCGAGCGTCATAGCTGCCAATCCAGCCACAGGGAAAACTGCTCCGGCGTCATCTTTACGAGCACGCTCCAGGGCTCCTTGTTACGCCGGTACA